ATCCTCGCATCAACGTCCGCTTCAAACTTCGCAAAGCGGGTTTGATAACGAGCAACAGCTTCCTCAGTTTGCTCCTCAGGAGGCTTGGGTGGTTTCATGCCCGTAACCTCAACGAACGACTCTCTGAAGACGTTCTCTTGATGATACAGAATCATCTCAAGAAGCCTACAGAATCCGTAGGTTAAGAAGCTCTTGTTTTTACGTGTAGCCGTGGCCTGAGCCCGACCCATCAAACCTTTAATCTCCGTGGCAGTCGCACCAGCTGAGATCGAAATCTCATCCACGCCGCCTAAAGCTGTTCGAATCTCTTCCCGAAGCAACAGAGCGTAACGGTTCATGTCACCGTTAACCGGGTCAGGCGTCAGGAAGCCGACCCGATCGGACGGTTCAACGTTCGCAATGATTCGCGGAACACGCAAACCGCCAAGCAAACTGTTCGAGCCAAACGGGTCAGAAACCCGAGTTGACGGATTATCGATACCAGCAAAACCGCTTTGACTACTAATAGTCGGGCGGAAATTACGGTCACCGCCGGCAGATTCGACCAGATCGCTACGGGGACGGGAGCTGACGAGCGTGGGATTACCAAAGAACTCAATGTTCTTGGCAATATTGCTCATCATCTGATCATGAAGAACGATAGCCTCCATGAACTGTTCAAACTCGCCTTCGCCCTCCGTACCACTGGCATTTGGCTTATTTAAAACCTCCACAGCGGGGATGAAGCCCAGAGCATTGGGTTTTTTGCTCTTAGGACTCAACAAACCGCCGGGTTCAAGGTCAAAACTCAGTTCTGTGTTCGATTCGTACTCAGAAATAGTATCTGCAGTCAAAGATAAGCGAACATAGCGCTTATTCTGATTCATAGATTCGCTAGGAAGCCCCAAAGCAGAATTTCTAACTTTATAGCTGTACAGAATGACGACTTCTTCTATGCCGCCGTTAACATCGTGATAAACTTTGTACTGATCCTTGTTAAAAAAGTAAATCTGGTACTTTAACTTCTGATCAGGCCTGAAATAGAACAAACCACAACCGTCGATCAAGAAATTACGGATGATCGCCGGAAAACGTATGTCTAACCTGTTCAGATCTATAAGATCAGCTAGAAATTTAGTCCTAGCACCGTAAGTATCCTGATCGCAGTAGAAAAACAGGCCCTGTTTCATCATCAGCAGGATCATCTGCTGTAAATGACCCAGGACCACCATCGTGGCCGATTGCTTGCTGCGATCCTGGGTTCGCGCAGCCTCCAGAATCTCACTAAAGCGACTGCGGACGCTCAGATTATCAGCAGGCATCAGATTTAAACCCGTTTATCGTCAATTTGAGGTCGGAAGCAGGAAACTTCTGACTCGATCTATTCTAAACAGCTCAGGCGGCAAAAACTCATGGGGATAATCGACAAGAATGTGGTCAGTGCGGCCTAAAGGATCTGTAGCACCAGCCTCAGCCTTGTACTTATCCATAAAATCAAGCATTTCCTGGCTGTCAGCGGGTGCTACAGCATTAGGAATAACGTCATAACAGTGAGAAAAAGACTGAACCTTAGTTTTGTGCCGGTCTGGGCCTCCCATCCACGAAAAATGCCACCCGGCATCGCAGTTCCCGTAGATGCAGTCGTTCGGATTCCGCCGAATCTGAGATAACGTCTCGCCATTCAGGTGCTCGTGGAGGACAAAGGTGCCGCAAATCCAGTTATTCGGTGCTTTTGTGTCATCACCGTTCGGATCTGTAACTCTAAGGTCGGCCCGACCATAAAGCATAGGCATTGACAGCCGAATACAACGATCCGGGGAGTCTTTAGCGATACGAGCACCTTCAACCAAAGCTTCTGGCCTCGGAATTTCGTCTACATCACTAAAAAAGAAGACCGAATCGGGCGGAGTCATCCGCATACCGACAGCCAAAGCGTCTCTTTGAGCGTACTCTCGCGCCCACGGGCTGAAAATCTCCTCTTTAGAGGGGAGCTCAACGTGCAAAACCTGCACTTTGTCCTCAGGAATGCCTAGCTCCCGAAGAGTATCAACGCACGTAAAGGGTTTAGGGTCGCCCTTAAACGTACGATCTGCATCTGTGATGATAAAACCGTCTACAACGTCTTTAAGAAGCTCATATCGAAGCTCTAAAAGCTCCTTCTCGTTGAAGTAAAGGAAACAATCGAACAGCATCAGCCGCTTCAAGCTGTCAATATAGTAGTACAGACAGCTTTAAAACACAAAAATCAGTTGGATTTGTCTCGACTTAGATAAGCCCTGGCTTTACGGCTGGCCCGTTTTGCAGCTTCTGTATTAGAAACTTGCGTATTAACTGGTTTGTCGCCACGGGTGGCAGCTTTTTTCTTCTCGTCAGTAGCCCTACGTTCCTCGGGGGACAGTCGAGCCCAGGCACTTTTAGGTAAGTACCGCTCAGTTCGACCTTTTTCGCGAGCTAGATCGGCCATCAGTCCTTTTTCTTCTCGTACTCTTCCCTAGTCTGCCAATCTTCCTTAGACCACTTAGATAGTCTGTTCTTAGATGACTTTTTACCTTCGTAACTGCCTCCCATGTCCTTGTAATACTTTGTAGCCAACTGCATAGCACGGGCACTGTGGCCGCCCATTTTGGCGCGAGCTTTCGCTTTAGCCCTCGCCCACTTCTGCGGATCTCGTTTTTTAGCAACTTCAGTCATCAGTAGAGAACAAAAACGCCGCCAATGTCACCGCTGTGGATAGCTGTGCAAGAGACAGGAACCAACATATCGCCCTTTAAGTTCTCTGCACGAGCATACTGCCCAGGAGCATCACTCAGCTCTACAGTTAACGTGCCGCCAGCTCCGTTGCTTTTAGACATGATAAAAAGGGCACGGCAAGCGGCAAAATTTACTGAGCCGCCGTCTCCGCTAGGCGATGGCACAAAACCAAAGCCACTGGTGTACGGAACTTCACCGCGATACGGGTAAACGCCGCCGAAAGCACGAAGATCCATATCAATAAACTGTTTCCACTATTCTACCTAACAACTCCGTTCAGTCGATCGCATACCAACATCGCATAACCTGCGATGTCTCGCCAGGAGTCGTCGTAGTCGGCATCTCCATTTACAATCCGTCCAATCTTATGACAAATCATATCTAGAGCTTCTTTCTGATCATCAGCTAACCTTTTATTCTCACACACAAGACCCTTAGCTATTACATCTTTAAGATGCTGAGTAATACGAGCGTGACCAATGAAGCATCCGTAACGGCTCCCACGCTCGCTTAAGACCGAATCGAGATCACTAGGCTGCGTTGAACCAGTAGACGGTTCCATTGTGCTCTCTAAGAAACTTCAGAAGATTATAGGCGTCAGAACGCTCAAGGATTTCAGCTCCGCGCTGACCGTTAAGGATGTAACACACCGAAACCCGGCCAGCCCCTCTAGTTAAAGTCACTCAAGAACAAACATTTCGGTACAGTCTATAAGATCAACCCCGTTCTTACTTAACTCTGGAGCGTACTTATAGTCATTATTCTTCATCAAACAACATGCTTTTGGAATATACTTTCCATTTTTCTTGATCAGGGGGATGCAACGACGATGCTCACACCCAGCAGGAACATCTTCAAAAGCTAAACCCATAGAACTTCTATCTGCGATAGGCCAGTTACGGATGCCTACGCGGGCGTAACTCTTCTCAGGATCGAAGCTGTCAGACCGGATATAAGCCTCACCATCCTTCTGATCTAATATCATCGCTCCATAGTAAGGGTTAGCGGCCTGCACAAACACACTTATCTCATGATCTACCACTAATATTTTAGGAACAGTGAACCCAACGTCAGACCAGACGTTAGGCGTCTCTCTCAAAAGGGAGTACCGATAGTGATTATCGAAAGGAACGCATAAACCGTTGTACTCTTCGTACCTAATAAATCCAGGCTCAAACCCGGACTTAGCCAAGCGTGGCTTCCAAGCTAACCAGTAATGAAAATTATCTAAGTTGAGAGCCATATCATTCTCTTGATAAATATAATAATCATGCCTTCTATTTAAAATCTCAAGAGCTAGATCCGTTTTATGCGCCCAGGTCAAGTACCAGCCTTCATAGCCAGGGCTAGCGACCTTGACGCTAGTGTTTACATTCTTGAAAATATTTACAGACTTCTCTAGGAACTCCAGGTCACCCTGAGAACCATAATCAATATAGATACAAGCAGTAACTCTGTACGGGAAAGAATCGTATTGCGACAGAGTATTAAGTAACGTAGACAGACGCTCAAGCGGTTTGTGCGCAGTAATAGCGACCCAAATACTCTTCACATCAGTACTCGATGGAGAAGTTGCCACGCCGCTGGAGGAATGTGATCAACCAAGTATATGCGTCCAGTAAGTCATCGTGCGACGTAGCACCAACATTTATTAACTGTTCAAAAAGCGCATCAAACTTCCTGTACTTGTTAAACACCACCTTTTTATGCTCAAGGATTCCCAAGGTGCCTCTAAAACGAGACAGCTTGTCGCCCCGGAAGCCTTTAACTTCATGGACATGTAAATTCGTCAACTCTCGCTCGTTAATCAACACCCTCTTGATATCCGCCGCCAAAGACGCCTGATACGCCACGGATTCAACTACCAGAGACACCGTGGAGTACGTAGGGACATACCGATCCTCTTGCTTATAGAGAATACCCCACTCCAACAACATATCGCACAGCAAATCGATCTTTTCTAAATTTCCGATACTCCGGCACTGGTGAGCATCGATGATGTAGTACATATCTTTCAGGCGGCCACCCAGAACGAAAGCTGTGTAATCACTCGTTTCGTTCTTACTGGCCGACAGGTCGATGCCTACAGCCAGTGAATCGAACTCTGTAACCACTTCGCCTTTGACCAACAGCTCAGGCGAGACAATCAGGTCTGAAGTTAGAACAGGCTGTTGCTGGTACTGGAAGGCAAAAGCCACAGGGTCCAGTTCCTTCTGCTGCTGCAGGTAACTAACGGACCACTGTTCCGGCCAGTAACTTACAGCTTCACCTCGGTTGTCATAGGTCAAAGCCTCCTGAGTGACCTGCTTCCAACCTTTCGATTCAACAAACAGAGTTTTGTGGATATCGAGTGCGTGGAACCTAGTGCCCAAGCAGATAGAACGCCCGCCTTCGAAGATAATCGGCGCGATCACAGAAGACCAGTTATTATTCATTTCTTCCCTAATAGTAGGGTTTTTGATATCCGTACTAGACTTGATTGGG